CCATCCGTGACTGAAGGGGGGATTCCCGACCAGGGCGCTTTTTAAGTCTTCCCGAGACTAGGCGAACACTCCACTAACGATAAGATCCTCTTCCAAGCAGTTTAAGATGATCTCATAATCATCCTCTACATTGTTATATAGTTGAACTCCAGTATCCTGGTAATACTTGTAAATTTTTCTATAAACTTTTGGATGTTCTACATCTAAATCTACAGTTCCTTCAACTGCTTCTTTTAAAACGCTGATGGAATTTTTAAACTTCGAATAAAATGAAGACCTTGACATTTTATGTTTTTATTTGGTATGATAATTTTAATATGAATTAGGGATTTTGTCAACCCCAGTGCTCCTTGCGTGGATCGAACACGCCTCAGGCGAATTATGAGTTCGCTGCATTCACCAGATTGCTAAAGGAGCAGATAGGAATGTCGGGAATTGAACCCGATTCACACCGTTATAAGCAGTGGGCCTTAACCAATAGGCGACATTCCCAATCAAATCAGTCTACCTTGCGTATGTAAAAGGCATCTGAGTATTCATCTTCTATAAATTCTAATTCGTCACCCTCTTCCCACCCAAGAGTTTGTATCAATTCTTCAGGAAATGGGAGAATAAGGTTTCCATCAGAATCTTCTTCTAATGTCACTGTATGTTTATCGACCATCATGGAGCCTCATTGTTCTGTTCTCTATATATGCGTATGAGTTCATCATCAGCAGGAACCATTACTGCTTTTTCACCAGTTTCTTTATTTTCTATGCCTATATGTTCTCCGTTCTCAACTCTTTCCAAAAGAGCATCCCAGTTTTCTTGCCAGTATTCCACAGAATAAAAGTTCATAGTTGTCGTATTTATACCAGTCGGGACGATAGGATTCGAACCTACGGCCTGACGCTCCCAAAGCGCCTGCTCTACCAAACTGAGCTACGTCCCGATGCTGTAAATTATAACACTACTTATGATTCTTGTCAAATGGTGCCCAGTGTTCCCAACCATATTTGTGAACTGCCCATATTCCTAAGATAGGAACAAAGATCAAAGAGAACCCCATGACACCTAAGCACCATGGAGTCTCCATAACCATTCTAGCAATATGACCTACTTCGTGCATTATCCGACCAAAGACGAGACAAAGTATCCCACTAAGAATGAGGTAATGCACAAAGAAATTGTATGTATGCGTGTGAACTTAGCATCCACAATTCTTTCTACTTCTCTTTTTGTTACTAATTTTGCTGCTGTTCTGTCCATTTGTGTTTACTTGATAAGCGGAAAGTCAGGGATTCGAACCCTGGGAGGTGTGACCCTCGCTGGTTTTCAAGACCAGTGCCATAAACCACTCGACCAACTTTCCAGGATTAGCGGATCTCAAAATCCAATTTACGAACTTTTCTTTGTCTTCGTTCTTCTTGCCATAACACATCGTCTCTCGATAAAAGATTTTTATTTTTAACCTCTTTATCTATAGAGTTGAGCATGACGACCTTAGAAAGATCGACTGCAGTAATAGTGTTCTCTTTTATAGTTGTCATATTTGAACAACCACAACACTTTACTTCATTATGTATACACTCTAATTCAACTTTACATTCTTTGCATCTTACCTTTAGCATTGTACTTTCCTATGGGGTGATGGGCGATACTGGAATCGAACCAGTGACTTACCACTTGTAAGGAGGCCACTCTACCGCTGAGTTAATCGCCCATAATCATCCTCTATTCTAACAATATCATCCTCTTCTAAATAAGAACCACTTTGAACCTCTATTATTTGTAGAGGAATTTTTCCAGGATTAGATAAGCGATGGTTTACTCCCATCGGAACATATGTGCTCTGGTCTACACCTAATAAAAATTCTTTTTCACCAAGTTTGACTAGAGCAGTTCCGCTGACAACAACCCAATGCTCTGCCCTATGATAATGAAATTGTAAAGATAAACTGCATCCAGGATTGACCTGAATCTTTTTTACCTTAGTTCTTTCACAAGTATCAATAACTTGATACCATCCCCAGGGTCTTTCTATCTTTTCCATATTTTGCCACATTATGTATATAGCAAACAGGCCCACCAGGACTCGAACCTGGGACAACCGCTTAGAAGGCGGGGGTTATATCCACTTAACTATGGGCCCAAAAAGGTCGAAACCTCAATAGAATTGAGAACGACCAGTACCAGACATCCAATCTCCAGGACCAGATTGAAAGTTTTCAGATCCACCACCAAACTCGGGAATTGGATCAAGTTGAGTGGTAGTGTTACCACTCCTGGTAGCAATATTATACATGACTTCGTGAATGTTGTCAACCTCTTTGACAACTACTTTGTCATCTTCCTTTTCCTGGGGCAAGATTTGATTATCTTGCTCTGCCCTAATCCTAGATTCCTTTAAAGAAATAGATTTCTCCGTTTCTGGTGCAGGACCAAACCAAGGATCATCTAATAACACCTCTGGTGCGGGAACACCAACATATGGTTTAATTAAATTTTTAATTGCTGTAATCATGCCCATACTAATTTTTTAGTGTAGTTGTATGCATAGTGTTCACGATATCCTTTGATACCCCACCCTAACCAATAGTAAGCGCCGACCATATACTGATGAACTGGTTGACCGCGACCTTCAAATTCGGGAAGGACATTTTGAAATTGAGGTTCATTGATCATGTATCGTACTTGACCTTCAAGAGAAGAAGGGTCACAACCGTAGCGACGGCAAAAGTTTCCAAGCCCATAATAACGTCCTACTGAAGTCCACTGAATAATACCATAACCCCCACTACGGCAAGCGTCGTAAGGAATTCGAGCCCCTCCCTCGCATATGTTGGGATAGAAGTTGCTCTCTGACTTAATGTTTCCCATGATCGTTGCAAGCGCATTGCGATCTGAGATTTTGGTTTTTGCTTGAAGTTGTTCGAGGACATACTTTTCATTATCACTACATCCTGGACACTTCCAACTAGGTTCATATGCTACAACAGGAATTTCCACTGGTTTTGGCGGAGAATCAATCTGACTAATAGTGGGGTAAGCACAAGCAGCAGTAGCGGAGGTTGCCAAAACAAGTGGCAAAATTTTGTTAAGCATTAAATTAGTAGAATTCAACATCCGTCTCAAGAGTCAGACTCTTCACACGGCTCAAAATAATCCTTGCGGTAATACCGACCTAGGATATTGCTATTATAGTAGGCAGGGGTGCCATCTGTCAAGCGTTCTGTCAGGACATTGTGTAGGAAGAGTTGGCGAGTCTCTTCATAGTTGACACGTCCAGGAGTCTTGTGGAGTGAGAGGATCTCTCTAGTAAAAGATTCTCTCCCATACTGTTTAACATCCGCCTTAAGTTCGTCAGAACTTCCATAGTAGTTACGCCAGTTGCTCTCAGTTGTAACTCTTCTCCGCTTTCCAGTTTTATTACTATTTCTAGGCTTTCGTTTTTGCCAGAAGTATTTTCTTCCGATGTATTGACGCTGGGTGGTCTTACTGGTAATACGGTAAACAAAACCGTAGTAGTCCCCAAGATCAGACCCGTCAAAGACGCTGCCACAATAGATCCAGGGATTTGTATACTTTTTATTTTCTTCCACATATTCATAACCATCTCTCCCTATTTAGAGTATTTAAATTTTAATGCCTGGAGCATCCAGGCATCTGTTAGTTTCTTTGGACCATGAATTAGAACCTCCACCGCTTTGGAATGAAGATTTGGATCAGAAAGGGCACGTTTTTTCCATTCAGGTAACTCAGAGTTTGCCACCGACTACACCATCATTGACAACCCTACTGGTTTCTTTATTCCAACCTTCTTGATCACCCTTAAGATAGAACCTTGTCATTTGAATACACACGTCTTTTGTCAATGCGGTAATAAGTTCACGATCATCTTTCATGATACTATGCCATAAACCATATTGAGTTTCATATACACGAAAACAATCATCAATCCATTCATAATCACTCATAGTTTGAATCCTGCAAAAGAGTTCTCAGTGACATCCTGTTTAATTCCACCAACAATATAGTTCTCAACCTCAGTTTCTTGTGGAGCAACTTGTAGACCCTTAGAAGAGATCCAATGCTCAGTCCAAGGAAGTGGATTGTTCTTTGCGGGAATATCATAGATTGATTTGATTCCAATCGCTTTCATACGACGATTAGCAACCCACTCAACATACTGACAAAGAAGTTTATCGTTGAGACCAATCATAGATCCATCTTTGAACAGATACTCTGCCCAAGACTTCTCCTCATCAACACATTTTTTAAATGCTGAAATTACCCACTCTTCTTCCTCTTTAGCAATTTGTTGCATTTCTGGATCGTCGCCTTCGCGCCACTTATTGAGGATGTTTTGAGTAATGACAAGATGCTGGTTTTCGTCTCTGGCGATGAGAGAGATAATTTTAGCGGATCCTTCCATAAGTTTGAGTTCACCAAACGCAAACGAGCAAGCGAATGAGACATAGAATCTGATACCTTCGAGAATATTGACATTGGCAATAGCACGATAAAGTTTTCTTTTGAGTTCCTTACGGTTTTCTTTGAAGTAACCTGCACCCTCCTGGGCATGAATCCAATCATTACTGGTTCCATACATCTGTGCAGCGTTGATGAAGTCATCATACGCTTCAGTAACACTTTTAGCACGATCCAAAATTCTTTGGTCAGATAAAATAGTATCAAAGATGTCTCCCGCATCAGGATAAACATTTTTGATAATGTAGGTGTATGAACGGGAGTGAATCATTTCCATGAATCCCCACACTTCCATACATGCTTCTAATTCAGGTAGTGAACAGTAAGGGATAAAAGCCATCCCAGGACCACGCCCCTGTACAGAATCCAGGAGGATCTGGTATTTAAGGTTACTAGTGAAGATGTGCTTTTGCTCTGGACGAAGTTTCGCATAATCTGAACGATCTTTCTGGAGGGAGACCTCCTCGGGTCTCCAGAAGTAACCAAGTTGCTGTTGAGTCAGTTTATCAAAGACAGGATACTTATACTCATCATATCTCTGCACACCCAATGGTTTACCAAAAAACATTGGTTGTTTTTTAATATCAACAGGGTCTGTATTAAATACAGTCATTCCCTTAACAGTATTGACCTGTTGGTCAAATACTCTATCTGCTTTAAATTTTACAGGATTCACAGTCTTCTTCTCCTTGTAGGTCGTTTAGTAATTGATCCAGAGTTTCAGTTTCTTCTACTTCATCCGTTTTGATATCATAAGTGTTTTGATAATAAGAAGTTTTCCAACCGTACTTATATGTAGTAAGCAAGTCTTGTGCCCATTCCGAAATAGGAATCTCATTATTTTCATAATTCAATGGATTGTAAGACCAGTTACCAGAAATTGCTTGATCAAAGAACTTCTGAATAACAGATACAACTTTAATGTATCCATCATTAGACTTCATGTCCCACAGAAGAGTGTAATTCTTCTTCAGACTATTGTACTGTGGAACAATCTGTTTAAGGGGTCCTTTTTTACTTTTCTTAATGGACAAGTAATCTCTAGGGGGTTCGATCCCGTTGGTTGCATTTGACACAACGGAACTGCTCTCTGAAGGCATTTGTGCGGACAACGTGCTATGTCGCAATCCAAATTTTTGGATAGCATACCGTAAAGAATCCCAATCATAGAAATATGCAGGTGCTACAAGTTCATCAACGTCCTTCTTGTATGTATCAATAGGAAGAATACCATCTGCATACTTTGTACGTTGGAATCCATCACAAGCACCTTTCTCCATAGAAATATTATTAGATGCTACAAGAAGATAGTATTGGAATGCCTCAGTCAGTTTGTGTACCTCAGTGAGAGCAGCAGGATCATCATACTTATGACCCAGTTTAGCAAGGTAATGTGCCAATCCAATATACCCAATGCCAAGAGATCTACGAGACTTTGTAGCACGTTCTGCTGCCCTAACAGGGTACTCTTGGTAATCAATCAATTCCTCAAGACTACGAACAGAAAGATCGCACAGATCCTCAAGTTCATTGACGTTTGAGATCTTTCCCACATTAATTGCGGATAAGATACACAGTGCAATTTCACCTGCTTCATCATCAATATGGTCGATGGGATCAGTCGGAAGAGTGATCTCCTGACAAAGGTTAGACATGTAAACTTTGTCCTTAAAAGAAGAATGAGAGTTGCAATGGTCAATGTTCATAATGTACAGACGACCTGTCTCAGCACGTTCTTTTAGAAGATCAAGAATCAGTTCTTGACCACCAATGGTTTTTTTAGGGATCGATGCATCTCCTTCGT